GTGATTTACTTTAATAGGACATCCTGCAGGTATTATGTTGAAATCTTCAGGCAATTGATTTTCTATTAAAGTTCGTACATATTTTTGATAATCCAAAACTTTTTTAGGTTTATATTTAATTCCGTTTCTACCAAATCTTACAGATTGGTGTGCTAATGGTCTTAAGTTTAACTCAAAAGTAAGTATCATATATTTAAAAAAGGTTCTCTGTTTATTGACTGAGGAATAGAGTCTTGTATATATGGTAATCCATTTGACTCTATTTTAAAGGCAAAATTATCAAAAGGATAACCTCTAGACCTTCTACATTTAACAATAGCTAAATCTCTATCTTCTGGAGAAAGCTCTAAGCTAATTTGAGTTTCCGTTTTCTTTTCCATAAATGAACCTAAATGTCCAGTTGCTTTATCGCTATTAAAATTAGAATGTATTACAGTTATAATATGGATGTTTAAGTCTTGTGTCCATTTCATTAAATATTGTATTAATTTATTAGATTGAACCAAATCATTGCTATCTAATATCAAATCTGCAATACCATCTATGATTACAAGACCTGGATTGCTTACGTTATACAAATGCCAGTTGATAAATTCTAATCTTTCAAAAGCAGAATATTCTCTTAAAGCGTAAGTATAATAATCATCTACATCCTCACACATCCTAATAACTCTATTAAAAGTTCTTTGAGCATGAAATCTTCCTTGCTCTGTATCATAATGTATTAACTTTTTTTTCTTACGCATACCTATCATATCTGCAGTATATTTTTTATCACACGATAAATAAGCAGCCGCAAGTAACGATACAAGAAATGTTTTTTTACTTTTTGGTGCAGCAGATATGAAACTGAAATTGCCATAAGTTCCTATTGGCAGTGGGATAGGATTGTTTCCACCTGTGTTGCCTTTTGAGATAGCAATTGGAGGATACTCAATCTTTTCTTGTGGGTCAACGTAACTTTGCTGTAATATTTTTTGGTATTTTTCGTCATAATTAATTTGTGTTTGTTTCATCTTTAAGTTTATGTTTAAGGAGTTGTTTAACTAAAGACTTCACACTTTCTTTAACATCTCCTGGTTTCTTCATTTCATTGTTGTTAACCACATCATGTGCAAATACACTTGCATCTAATCTTTCGTAATAAAAATCTGGGTCTGTTTCTAAAATGTCATTAAGTTTATTTAACATTTGAAACTCTACAAATAAAGAACTTAGTTTTTCTATTTTGTCTTCATTTGCTTCAAATACGCTGTACATAAACCATGCACACATACTTTCAAGCATATCATATTCTCTATTCATATCAAAAAAGGGAGCCGAAGCTCCCTTGAATTAACAAACATAAAACTAGAAAGGTAAGTCTGCTTCTTCTGTGACTGTTGATGTAGTACCTCTGTCAACTTTGTCAGCTACAGTAATGTTTCCATCAGTCCAAAAGATTTTACCATTTCCAATATAATTTTTAGGAGCTTTCGCTTCTCTTTGTTCTTTAGTTTGTTCCTCGTACATTTTTACGTTCTGACCATACTCATTTGTATCGTCATTAATAGATAATGTATAATTCTTCCATACACCGTCTTTTGTTTTAATACTTATTGTACCTAATGCACTCATATAAAATTAATTTGTGGCAAGTAATGCCTGTTCAACGTCTTTAGATATTCTGTATTTACTCATAATATCTTCTATTGTGCCTTTACCTTCTCTTATGTATTTCGCAGCCTTTATAAAATTTTGCGAATTAGCACTAAGAATTGGTTTACTATCTTCTTCTATTTTATCATGTGTATTGATAGCGTCAGAATCTTTAGTGTCATCTAACAAAAATAAATTACCGATAGCATACTTTTTTGCATAAGAAGATGCAGCTCCAGTTCTTTGTGGATGTTGCATACCTTTTGCATTAAAGTCTATTATAGCTTGTGCAGATGATTCTATCTGCATGTTCATCTCCTCGCAGTCTATCAACTTTGCAGTTGCTTGGACATAAGGATAATCTCCTACGACTTTTATTTTGTCGTGCATCTTTAAAACACACTTGTGTTTCTTTAGATGTGGTTTAAGTGCTTCAAGAATATCTTCAGCACTTCTATACTTATAGCCACCAAACTTATTAAATTGATTCTTTGGTGCTTTAAGCTCTGTTGTTATTTTAAGTAACTTTTCTGTAATATTCATAATTAAAGTTTGTATAAAGATATATAAATTTTATGAATATAACCAAATAGCTGGTTTTTTTTGGTCATCATTATCTACGTGAATAAATGTTTTTGCAATGCCAAACCTTCTAAAACCAACCATTGACAAGCCTTCAATAATTTTTAATCTTTTATTTGTATGAGTACAATGTATATCTGCAGCTCTGCCAATTAAGTGACTGCTAGTAGTTAATCCACCAACTTTTCTATTATGTTGTGGTGTTCTATAACCAGAGTTAATTTTAAATTGTACACCAGCTATATCTCTGGCTTCATCTAAACAATCTAAAAATTCTCTGTCCATAAACTTCTCCCCACTACCTGGATAATCAGGAGAGTCAAATTCATCGAATGTAAAATATCTTAATTCCATATATTAAAATTATAAATAATTTATATATTTGCAAAACGTAGCTGTAAATCTACGCTAAAAATTACTAAACTTCAATAGAGATATTGTTGGAACAGATAAATAGAATTTTGTTTTTTCTATAGGGACTTTTTTCTTTTCTTTCTTTTTGGTTACTTTTTCTTTCTTTTCTTTTTAAATAACTTATTAATGTAGTCTCTAAGTGTTATTCTTTTTTTTCTTTTAATCCCATTAGCTTGTCTATATCCATTTATAAAATATCTCTTAATTACTTTTTCTAATCTCATTTTCTTTTACCTTGTCCTCTATACTTCTTCTTATAGCCAGTTTGTCCTCTAGAAGCGTTTTTAGAGTGTACTCCTGGTCTTTTCTTTTTAGGCTTAAATATGTATGTAGAAATTATTTTTCTAGGCATTACATATACTTACAAATGCAGTAGTCGCAGTTACACATATCAGTTAGATTTATTGTTTAATTTCTCAAATGTCCTCATACCGCCTAACCCTAACATACCAACTAATACTGTCATTAGATGTTCCATCTGTAGAGCTGGAGGTACTCCTTCTGTACCAAATACCCATATAAGTAAATCTCTTAGTACAAAGTTATAAGCTAAAGCAAAACCACAAACCCAACCAATAAAAGGTCTCCATCCAGCCACAAATACAGTTCTGTGTCTGCTTTCAACTTTATTGATTTCAGCTTGTAGTTCTATTAGCTTCTGTGGGTCTATTTCTTTTCCTTTAATAAGTTCTCTTATTTCCAGACCAAGACCACTTAAGTCATCTTTTTTACCAATTCCTAAAATTCTTAATAGTGTTTTTAACATACTATGTTTAATTATAATCCTTGTTTAAATAGTAACTTTTTAATTAAGTTATTCCAGTTTCTTACAAACCAGTTATTAAATGTTCTAAATTGTTGAGCTAACCACTCGAATATTCTTACCATAATTTATTGTTTTTAATTTTTATGCAATTGCTAAATATAAATGTTCATCACCGTTTCCGTTCCAATTCGAACTACTTGTTCTTATTTGAAAACCATTAGATTGAAAATCTATTGCGTGTGCTGAAGTATTTTGTTCTATATTGTTTAAATTAGGGAACAAAGCAGCACCCTGTGTAGAACTTGTTCCTCTAACACTATCTACTACTCTCCAGTTTGTAGATGCTGTACTATAATTTTTTACCATTAAAAATCTAGGTTGAAAACCTGTAGTAACAGTAGGTCCTGTTGTACTTCCATTTCCAGTATAAGAACCAATTTTACTAAATCCAGATACTGAATGAAAACAATACATTACTATATCATCATTAAGAGCATTAGCAGAATTGTTTGGTCCAACTGTAACGACTGAGCTTGTTGGAGCAGTATTACTCCACCAAACAGAACTTGTTGCTGCAGCATCAGGTAAATTTAGTTTTAAATATTTAGTCCAACCGACTGGTGTAGCTCCAACAGACCAATTTACTACGTCAGTTTTATTTTTAATAATAACGAGTTCAGGAGCAGAATTTAATCCGTGACCAAAGGTATCTACAATACCAGTCCCAACCCAAGTGACTAAAGAAAATCCAGCAGTTGTATTTGCTTGAACAGTAGTTGTAACATTTCCGTCAGTATTGCTACTTGTAGTCCCACCATTAAATCTCCAACACCAAGATACATAATCTTCTCCATTATTGTTTGAAGATGTATCAGTTCCTGTTACTGTAAACCCACCACTGTCAAAAGACCCAAATGCAGAATTAGATATTTCAGCTTGAGTACCATTACTTACTAATCTTTTATTTGGACCTCTTGTACTATCATATAAAGCGTGACTGCGTGTACCTGTTCTACTTTTTATCCATACAAAGTCAGGTTGAAAATTTAACCCAGTAATAGAATTAGAAGATGAACCATCTCCTGTATATGTTAATGTATTAAAATGGTCTGTAGATACAATAGGTGCTGCTGCAGCTCCTTTTAATAATCTTTTGTTTATAGCCATATTAGTCTAAATTAGGAAAATCATAACTCATTACTGCTTTTTTAGTAGTAAGAGCATTGATTTCTGATTCAACTACATCTGCTTGGTCTCTTAAGGCTTGTCTTTCTGTTGTAATATTTTCTGGTATAGCTGAACCGTTATCATTATTTCGTATTACATACCAATCAGTTTCAGCCAACTTACTTCCTGTTTGACTATTGAAATTATTTATTTGTTTTTCTTTTAACTCAGATAATGTATTAGCCCAAATCTTATCTATTTTATCTTTTCTAAATACTGAGTTTTCTGCATCAAAATAAATATCACCTAAATTGTGTATTCTAGAATCATATCCTTCTTCTATAATTACATCATATAAACCAGCATCTTCTAGTTCCTGATCACTCATACTTCTTGCGTTTAAGTGATAACCTGTAGATGATTTAAACTTCTGAGGTACGTCAGAATAAGTTGTTATTATACCATTATATTCTACTGCTTTCATTATGCTTCTTGACTAATTGTTGCCCATTGTTCTGTTGAACCGTTTGTACTTACTATTTGTATTAAATTAGATACTGTTCCATCATAAGTACCGCTTATTTCTTTTACACTTGTAGGCAAAGTTAATGTATAGTTTCCTGTTATTACTAAATCTACAACCATTCCTGTTGAGACATTGCTAAATGTAAGTGTTGTATTTGCACTTAATGTTTTAGTAAATACTGCTGCACTAGACCAATCTACATTACTTGCAGATATTGTAGCTGATGTTGTAAATTCAGCACCTAACTTATCATATCCTACTGCATCATTTGCTATTGTTAATGCACCTGCAGAAACAGTTGCATCTCCACTAATTGCTAGTGTAGTACCATTTCCAAATAAACTATACACTTCATTTGTGTTATCGTTTACTTTATCCATAGCAGCTCTTAGAGTATCTCCTGTTCCGTCATTTGGATTTGTTCCTATATTTATGCTTTGTTTAGACATTTTTATCTATTAATTGTAATATTTTAATAATTGTATAAACCAACGTAGCTATTATTAATAACCCTTGCAAATATTCATTTATTTGTGATATTGTTATTACGTACACTGAAATTCCTAATACTGTTGGTTCAAATCCATTCATTTTAATTCATTTATATAGTAGGGTCAGCCCAAACCCAATAAAAATATGTTGCTCCACTTGCATTTACCCCATTTTGTGTACTTTGTATTTGGAATCCTGTAGAAGTAATATCTATATTCCAATCTGTGCTTGTATTTTGAGCTCCACTGTCTGTTATATCTATATATTTACTTGTAACACCAGTACCACCACTTCTAACAACATCATAAGCAACAATATCCATATTAATACCTGCAGTACTCCTTCTAATCCATATCAATCCCGGTTGAAAACCTGTTGTTATAGTAGGTCCACTTGTTGAACCATTACCTGTATAACTTCCAAATTTAGAAAACCCATCAATATTAGTCATACCCCAAAACACATAATCTTGTCCTGAATAATTTACATAAGTACTTCTTACTGTAAAATTTGTGCTTGTAGGTGCAGTGTCATTCCAAGCACTGTTATTGTCTAAAGGAGCGTCATTTCTTGCCCATTCTGTATATGTTGTTGCAGACTGGTCTGTATGTAAACCAGGTTTGTATTGACTTTGTGAACCTCCAGTTGATATAATACAAAAAGTAACATCACTTGTACCCATTCCGTGAGTAAGATTTCTTGTAGAACCAGTACCTGTGTATGACCTTTGTGACATTTTAGTAATAGGGTTAACATCAGGATTTGCACTATTACCGTTTATTTTCCAACAATAAGCTATGTACTCGTGTGAACTATTAGAACTATTTACTTCAACATCATTCCCTACTGTAAAACCATCCGAATCTAATGATTGAATGTGGTTACTAGTTGTTTTGTTTGTTGAATTACTTTTATTCCACTCTTGCCACTCAGTACTTGGAAAATCTTTACTCATTTTAAGAATCCAATCTGAACTACTTTGATTATATCTTCTAACAAAAACTACATCAGGCTGAAAACCTACACCTGTAATTGACCTTCCAGCCACACCATTTCCATTCCAAGTTACCATTTGAAAATGTTCACTTGCAACTATTGGTGTTACACCGCCTGTTGATATTAACCTTTTGTTTAGACTCATTTAATTAAATTGTTGGAAATTCATACAAAACAACTTGTTTTTTAGTTGTTAGTGCATTTATTTCCGATTCTACAGTGTCAATTTGATTTAACAATCCAGCTCTCTCATCTTGTATTTCTTGAGGAATATCAATGTTTCTTTCTATACTTCTTGTAATATACCAATCTGTATCATCTAGAAGACTTTTTACTTCAAGTTTAAAAGAATTTATTTTACCTTCTTTTAACTCAGATAAACTTTCACTCCAAGTCTTATTAACAGAATCTTTTCTAAAAACATCACTAGATTCATCCCAGTAAATGTCGCTTAAAGTGTGTATAGATTCGTTATAATCTTCTGATATTTCAACATCATAAAAACCATAACCTGCTAATTCTTCGTCTGATAAAAGATTAAATCCTCCAATTATGTTACCCCAAGATTTAGGTAAATTATTATATTGTTTTATTTCTCCGTTTATTTCTATTGCTTTCATATTATTATGGTGTTGGGTCACTTGTATAAGTTCCTATTGAATAATGATAAATTTTACTACCTGCTGAATCATCTGTACAAACTATTTGAATTAAATTGTTTGCAGTTCCATCATAATCTACTTCTGCTACTTTATTAAAAGTAGAGCCAGTTTCTGAAAATGTAATTGTATAATTTCCTGTCAGTGTTAAATCAATTACCTGTCCTTGTACTGCATTACTAAATGTAAATGTTGCATTTCCACTTGCAGTAGCAGTAAATGATGCTGCTGCACTAAAGTCTAATGAAAAAGATGTGCCAGAACCTAACGCACTAAGAGCAGTATATCTATTTTCTAATTTAGCGAATGTTACATTATCATCTGCTATATGCACTGTATCGATTGCTCCATCAACTATTTCTGCTGAATCAACTGAATCATCAGCCATTTTAACATTTGTTATAGCATCGTCAGCTATTTTTGCAGTTGTAACATTTGCGTCAGTTATCTTAACTGTTGTTACAGCATCATCTGCAAGTTTCGCTGTAGTAACACCTCCATCAGCTACACCACCAGCACCGTTATATAACTCTGTGAAATTGTCATTTGCTTTATCAAAAGCATTTCTTATTAAATCTCCAGTTCCATCATTAGCACTACTTCCTATATTTATTGTTTGTTTTGCCATTTTATTTTATTTTAATATTGCGTTGCATCTGCTCTAAAGATTGTTGTGTCTGCGGATTCTTCTGTTGTATCAGCTCTAAAGAAACTACCATCTGCATCAAAAGGATATATAATTCCCCATCCATTTGCTTCGTTTGTGTTACCAAACCAACTTACACTATATATTGACCCGAATGACATCTTTTATCTTTTTTATATAACTCATTAATTTTATTTCGTTTTCTTTCTTAGGCTTATATGTTTTTTTGTTCTTTATAGCACCCATCCTGTCATATTTTGGTCTCTTTCTGGATACATTCCTCCATCTTGATTCGCTGTATATTCTGGATATAGTTCACTATTCTGATCCATATAATCTAAAAATCTCTGTGTGTAAAAATCTGCAGTAGTTTTAGCTTGATGTACTAAATTATTAATTTCCTCAAGTGATGCTGAATCACTATTCTCCGATCTATGTTTAAATACACCACCATTACTAATCTGAAATGCTGCATATTTCATATACTCTGATTGACTAAACCAAATTAGCATTGGTTTTAAATATGTGTTTACAAGAGTAGAATAATTACCACTTAAAGTACTATTTTTTATATCTGTTTGTAATTTATCATATAAAACCGTTCCTAATTGCGTTTGTATATAAGTATCTTGTGCTACTTCTACAAACTGTATTAGTTTATCAGTATCTACATTCCCATCTATAATAGACTTTCTTTTTAACTCTTCTAATGTTATAAATAATGCTTTCATTTGTTATAATTTGGATGATGTCCTCTGTTTGGCATATCTTTAGGTGCAATTTCGACCTCAGGAGCGTTTTTAGGCTCTTTTAAGCCATCTTTTATTGCTTCTTGTTCACTGACTAGGTTATTATCGTTAACTCTTCTCTTATACACCTTTAATTCCCAATAGTGATGACAATTTACACCGCCTTTGTACTTAAATAATGAATAGTTCTGTCCTTTATGACCTAATTCTTTATTTATACCTCTAAAAGACATCATATTTATATCTTCTTTTCTAAATACAATGTTTTGACTTGTTATAAGCTCCATTCTTTGACAAAAACGTCTGCTATTAGCTGAATTTCTTACAGGACCATAAGAATATCTAACCTTATATGTTGAATTAT